CGATTGAATTATTTGCATTTATTCTTCCAGCTCTTCCAGAATCAATATATTATCGATTATTTATATTATTTTGTTATTTTTTAGCTCATTATTATAAAATACAATATATTTATTTAGAAATAAAACATAGTTTCATTTAGAAAATAGCATCCACACTTTCTAATGCCCCCTCTGTCCAACCTTGTGTTCTACTAACAACTTCGCCTACAACTAGAATATTTTCTGCTGGGTGCTGTGCTTCTTTAATAAATTGATTTCTACTCTTATATCGTGTTCGATCTAATGGACTATAATAATGTGTACCAATTTCCCAATAATAGGATTTTATAGCGATTAATTCAAGACTATTTTTTGGGAGTAAGAGAGATTTTTCTAAAATTCTCTCATAATAATCCCTATTTTTCTCGGTATTTTCTAATTTATTTCTTAGAAAATATGCATTTCGATTATCGTTATATACGATCATATATACTCCCTTTCCTGGATTTATGGGTATGATTTTCTGTAAAATAGATGGAAGAACGGTATATGTTTTAACAGATTCTTTTAAAAAAGGGAGAGATGTTTTGGAAAATTTACCATAGATTCTTAAATAGGGTTGTCCTTCAATCTCTCTATAAATCGGATAATCTGGAAATAGTTTTCGCAGACTTTTTATAGTCGTAGCTACGATTATTTTTTTTCCAATATATATATTTGATTGTGTCATTATTTGATAGTTGGATTCTTTTTTTTCAATCGATTCGACTTTTTGAGAGAATCGGAAGTTTTTTATCCCGATTTTTTCAATAAATCTCTCAATCAGTTCATTCCAATCTATATGGAATATTTCATTACAACAAATATCATCCTCGAATCCATAATAATAAAGAGCTTCTTCAATATCCGTATTTTCAAAATCTTGATATCCCACTTTTGATAAAAAATCGTCGTATACCTCCTTTCCTAGGATTTGAAGAGAGAAATCGCGAAATGTCTTTTTTATTTTTTTATTATCTTTTGTTTTTTCTTTATATTCCTTAAATTCTTTTCTTAAATATTTCACTACCTGTTGAATATCTTTTTTCGGATCGGTTGGTTCCTTTTTATCATAAAAAAGGGGCGAATATTCGATTTTAGAAAGAGAAGAATGTATCGGAAATCCAAGTTCTCTTAATAATCTCACTAATACTTCATCTTTTTTTCTTCCAATACCTGCTCCTTTCGCAATTTGTACTCCATAGAAATCGTCCATTCCAATACGTCCACCGATATCACAATGTTCATGTTGTTCGAGTAATACGATCCTCGCGGTTTTATCATGTTTTTTTATTTGATATCCACTATATAATCCTGCGATTCCTGTACCAATAATAATATAATCGTAGAATTGTGTTTTAGACATATATTATATTAATCCTATAAAATAATAATAAATAATATTACTTATTATTATAAAATGTACGAATCTCTCAAAGTATCCGAAAAAATTCCCAAAATAATCCATCAAATATGGATCGGACCTTTGCCCCCTCCTCTTTCATGTATGGATACTTGGCTCTATAAAAATCCCGATTTCGAATATATTCGTTGGACAGAAGCCGAATTTGAGAGACGCGGTATAGTATTCGAAGCCCAAGAAAAAATCGATATGATTGGCGAATATTCTGGAAAAACCGATATTATGCGTCTCGAAATTCTCTCGAAATTTGGCGGTATTTTCATCGATGCGGATTCAATTTGTATAGAACCTATTGGCGAATTATTTGAGAGATTTGCTGATAAATCGGGATTCGCTACCTTTGAAAACGAGATTTCTAGAAAAGGGCTTGTCGCAAATGGGAACTTGGCTATACAACCAAAACATCCACTTTTGAGAGATATGCTCGATTGGATTCTAAGTCCCGCATCCGATATACCGATTCGTAGTCTTCGATCTTGGGGATCGGTTGGCCCTGCGCTTTTAACCCGTTTCCTAGAAACGGGTAAATATCCTGGATTTACTGTTTTACCGAGTTATTATTTTCTACCCATTCATTTTACTGGTGCGAAATATACAGGTCATCGTAAAGTATATGCGCATCAACTATGGGGCTCGAATTATGGGCTTTATGATACTGGACTTATCAGCGATATTCCTGGGGTACTTCTATCCCCTTCGAGCGAAGTCTTAATACATCTTGATTTAAATACTTTGCATATATCGTCAGAGATTACTCCGCCAAATATAAAAAAAACTCTCGATTCAATAAAAACCCAGCATGGCCATTTCTGGATGGATATAGTATTTATTTTGGACGATCTCGATGTATATGAGAGATATTATCGCGATTTAATTATGGATTTTGAGAGAACCTCGCGATTTATTCGGATTCGGGTAGTTTCAAAAGATATATCTCATAGTATTTTCTTAAATAAAACCTATATTCTGGTGCATCCATTATCGATTCTTTATCCACATACGATAGAGGAAGTAATGCGGGGATCTGTTTTTTCGGCGCCCATATATACGGAAGATTCGCAGGGGAAAATATCTATGACAGGAGAATCGTTTTTAGTTCGAATTTGTTATACTATTTGAATTATATATTTCTATAAATAATTCGTGAAACTGGACATCAATACGTGCGACTGGAGACCAATAAATTCTATAGTTACAATTTAGTCGATCAATATTTTCTTTTATTTTTTTCTCCATATTGAAATATGTATTATGGTTTACCAATACATATTCCCAAGTAGGATGGCGAAAAGGGTAGTTTTCTGGATAATGTATCCAGGTTCGAATTTCTACCATATCTCTCGCATATTCATTAATCATATCGCTAATTTCTCTCGGTAATCCAATAAAATCGAGAGAATATGTTTTGGAATACTCTATATGAAATTCGATCGAATGGCTATTTGAGATATCATTTATGATATATGGAGAGTAACCAATATCGAGTGTCTCATTTGGTTTTATTTGGATTTCCCAATAGTCTTTTAATTCAGCTCCATCGATTCTATCTGAAAATCGTTTATAATAATGAGAGAATGGCGGCATCTGTGTTTTATATTATATAATATTTACGATATTATATCATTTTTATGTATTCAAAACTATAATAGTTTTATATATATTACTAATACCAACCTATACATAAAAACCTTATCTCTTTATAAAGAATCTATAAATCGTAAATTCTTTCCCGGAAAGGGTTAAAAAATTGAAATCCTTTTTTTCAAAATAATAGAAGATATAATTTCCCAAAACAAGCAACCAAGAACAATGAACCCCCCAGTTATGAATCTCCCTGTAGTTAATGCTGCAATTAAAATCGCTGCCGAAAAGGCGTATGAAGAATCCAATCCTTTTGAATTACAAATGTTATTTCATTATATGAACGATGACGAACTACGCGAACTGATGAACTGGACCGACGATGAGATCACTTGGAAACCGAAAGTCTACTCTACTGACAGGAGTCATTTCCGAATTGTTGCAGACGCGATGCTTCGCTACTATTACTACCGATTCTCCTCTGCGAAAGACGGTGTCGAATGGGAAGACGCGGATGGCGAGCCAGATTTCGAAGAGGACCCCACATTTATCAAGGAGCGCGACTACTGGTCCAGGATCAGTATTGATAATTCGGCACCGATTTACCCATACGCTGAGTACGAAGACCCTGACGAACTGGCGGAATATAGGGCTTTTAAATTGAAGAATGAACTGACACATAGACGACCAAGATTCTTCTCGCGCGATACGATTACACCAAATATCTAGATAGATAAGTAGATAAGTAGCTAGAATTAGATATATAATAAATATATAATTACACTTTTTAATATTTCAAACGCCGATTTTTATACAGACATCTTTTTGAGTAGTCTATGTTGTTAAAAAATATTCAACTTCAGATAATTTATAAATATTTATTTTTATGTGTATGCTTTTATTATAATATATTATAATTATATAGTATATTATAATTATATAGTATATTATAATGTTAAAAAATAATTTAATATTTATTAGAGTAATTGATGATTTTATAGGTTTTTTAGATACAGGAGGAGTTATGACATTTCAATTTAGAAATCCTGAACTAAATAACAAGGTAAAATTAATATATAGAGAAGAAACTGAATCAGATTTTTTACCAAAAAAAGTAATTGTTTTTTTTGGAAATGATTATTGGAAAAATAAAATTTATTTATTTGATTATATGGAAAAAAAGTTTAATTTTATTAATAAAATACCTAAGAATATGATACCATATACAATGCTTCATAATAAATTAAATTATGCATTATTTGAATTAGAATTTGAAGGTAAAAATGAAGTATTTTTATTTGATACTGGTGCAACAACTATACGAAATAATAAAAATTATGGAATATCTTTTTTAGATGGAAATATTTTTGATAAATTACAAAAAAAATATAAAGTTATTAAAAAATATGACGATGATGGAAGTCCTTGTATTATTATACCTAAAATTATTATATTTAATACAATTGTTAAAAATGTTAAATTTCTAAGAAGAGAAAAAAATGCTTTTTTATATTATTTCTCTAATGAAACTGGAATAAAACATATTGGAGCAATTGGTGGTAATATATTTAAAAATTTTAAAATTATATGCGACTATAAACACAAAGTAATATATGTATAAATCGGCGTTTTAAATGTTAAAAGGTGTAAAAAAAATCATAGAAAAATAGAGAGATTCACTCCTATTTTTTCCATAACTATATGGATTGTTTGAGATTCATTACATAATTGTGAAAATTCGGCATAGGAATATTTATCCTTAGGAATTTCATTTATTTTTTCTAACATCTTCTCTTCCAAAACACATTCGTACCGATATTCCAATAATTCGCAAATCATTTTATTAGAGATTCTCTCCATTTTTAAAATAAGATCAATACGACCAGGGCGTTTTAATGCAGGATCAATAGCATCGATATCATTCGTTGTAAAAAATATAATCGCGTCATATAATTCGGCGATACCATCGAGTGTATTTAATATATAGTCTAATGTTAATTCGTCGGGAGATGGTGTAGTAGGAAATACGATTGTCGAATTTGTCATTTTATCGATTTGTTTTTTAATACTTTTGAGAGAGACATCTTTTCCAATATCTTCGAAATCAGTAGAATCTGTATCGGAAGATATATCTAGTTCTACGGATTTCTTTTCCGATTTTACCTTCAAATTCGTACGTGTCTTTAAAATATCACATGAATTCGCATCAAAATCCTCGAAAACGATTATTAACTCGCTTGATTTATATTCTTTATGTCCAATTTTTAGGGGTCGAAAGAGAGATACAAAATCCGTACATGTTTTGATTTTGCTCCAAGATACAAGAAGACAATGTCTACCTGTATATTCTGCAGTCGCCTTTATTAGAGATGTTTTTCCACAACCAGGTGGTCCATATAACATAATAGTTGCCTTATATGGATTTCCAATACGTTTATATTCTCTTTTTACAGATTCGAGATATTCTATATCCGATTTTTCTGTCTTTTTGAGAGAATTAAATTTTGAAATAATTCGGATAAATTCGGCCTTTCTCTCAAAAAAGAGATTTTCAAAAGTCTTATTTGTATGAAATGGCGATTCCTTTATTTTTAACGCGACTTTATCATCATCGTCTTTTATCGTAGACATGTATTCGAAATTATATTGTATCGGTTTATTGATGATTTCCTCTTTATAAGTTTTTACAAGTCCTTCTAGAAATTCATTGAGAGATTTGAGAGATTGTTTTCCCGATTTTGATAGTTTATAAATATACTTTTTCGAAGGGGTTCTTGAAAATCCTGTTTTTTTACCGTCTTTTTCCACAGAATCCTCCTCCTCTGATTTCGTATTTTCTAAAATCACTTCGAAAAAAATACCATCGCATTCTTGTTTGGAACCAGCTATTTGGATTCGATTTGTATGTTTTGGAAGAAGAATAAAATCGCTACCTTGATCATAATAACTTGTATTCTCAAATTGGATATTTTCATTCATAGAAGTGAAATCGGAGATATGATATTTTAGAATATGATAGGTAATTGCATGGAATCTCTCACTATAAAGTGTACGTTCTACTATTCTTAAACCAGCCGAATAAGTTTTGATATGATAGGGAATAATAATCGACGATTCATCTTTCTCAAACCATTTCTCTAAAATAGAATTAGTAAAAGAATCAATTATTTTATAGGGAATGATTCGGTATAGTAGATAGAGAGATAATACAAAACACATATAAAGAGGCATATCATGTAAACTATTTGGATTATTTATTATTTTAGAAAGAATAGATGCTTGTAATAAGTAAATGGGATCCATATTTTTACTTTGAACAATATAATAAAAAATTTTTATATTGTTTGGATTTTTCTATAGTGTTACTACCAGATTATAGAATCATTCCCAGATTATAGAATCATTCCCAGATTATAGAATCATTCCCATACGACCACGTGTTCTACCATTATTCATAACTTTAAATGGTGTCGATCCATTTTTTAAATTATGAATTTGATTAAATTGCGGCTGCTCGTCAATAGCGGTCTTAAACATAGAAACATCGATGAAATCATCATTTGGTGTATATTCAAGATTATGTATTGTTGGATATCCATCATTGATCTTAGCATAAATATGTTCATCCAAATAACGGTCGAATTCTTTACGGTTCATAACTCTCTCTAATGTATCATTTAATTGTATAATATTTTTATCTAATATTGGATAAAATTGGCGTCTATCGAGTAAAAGACCAGTTCGTTTAACACGTTTTTGAAATGCATTATCTTCATATCCCCATGCCCAATAATTTGGAAAACCATTTGTTTTCTCGAAATCACCCGCTAAAATAGATACAATCCCTCCTAATGAAAATGTATATCCATAGAAATGTTTGACAATACCTTGAGATGTTTGATAATTTAATAGATTCTTTTTAACAGGCATAGTATCTACATCATTAAAAATAAGTGTGATAGTTTTATAGTCGTTTGGATAGAGAGATTTCACATAGAGAAATCCTATATTTTTCATTGCTCCACGATTAAAAGTGCGGTTATCTTTCTGATGAATAAAAAATATTTTATAATCGGTTTTTGATATATCTTCTAAAATAATATTCATATGATTTTTGAAAATCATACGCTGTGCCTCTCTGTCGCGATAAGGGACAATAAAAATCATTTTTGGGATTGGATCTTCTTTTAGTATAGGTTGTGGTAGAGATTCCTTGACAGGTTCTAAAACAATAGATTCCTCGACAGATTCCTTGACAGGTTCCTCGACGACAGATTCCTTGACAGGTTCATTCACGACAGGTTCATCAACTACAGATTCTATAACAGGTTCCTCAACAACAGATTCTATAACAGGTTCCTCAACAACAGATTCTATAACAGGTTCCTCAACAACAGATTCTATAACGACAGATTCCTCGACGACAGATTCTATAACAACAGGTTCCTCAACAACAGATTCTATAACAGGTTCCTCAACAACAGATTCTATAACAGGTTCCTCAACAACAGATTCTACAACAGGTTCCTCGACGACAGATTCTATAACAGGTTCCTCAACAACAGATTCTATAACAGGTTCCTCAACAACAGATTCTATAACGACAGATTCTATAACAGATTCTATAACGACAGATTCTATAACAGGTTCCTCAACAACAGATTCTATAACAGGTTCCTCAACAACAGATTCTAAAACAGGTTCCTCAACAACAGATTCTATAACAGGTTCCTCAACAACAGATTCTAAAACAGGTTCCTCGACGACAGATTCTATAACAGGTTCCTCAACAACAGATTCTATAACAGGTTCCTCGACGACAGATTCTATAACAGGTTCCTCGACGACAGATTCTATAACAGGTTCCTCAACAACAGATTCTATAACAGGTTCCTCAACAACAGATTCTATAACAGGTTCCTCAACAACAGATTCTAAAACAGGTTCTATAACAGATTCTTCAACGATTGATTCAAGCACTATTTGCTCTCTTGGAACTTGTACTTGGATTATTCCCGATAAATCGAAATTCATTTATATCTTATTATATTTTTTTATTTTATATACAACGTTTTATATAATTATATAATAGAAACTAACAAAATAATGAATGACCCATTAAATGGAAGACTAGCCGATCTTATGAATACTTTATCAGGAATAATGTCTAGAAAAGGAGAACCTATGAGAGCCCGTGCTTATTCAAAAGCGGAAGAAACAATTTTAGGAACGGATCCCATTTATTCTGTCGATGATCTAAAAGGAAAGCCAGGAATTGGTCCAACTATTCTCGCTAAAATGAAAGAATACTTGGAAAAAGGGACTTTAGATATTATTGAGAGAGAACACGCTAAACCCGAATATATTTTCACAAATATCTATGGAATCGGTCCTAAAAAAGCCAAAGATCTAGTGGAAAAGGGTATCGATTCTCTCGATATTCTAAAACAGAAACAATCTGAAGTTCTAAATAAAGTCCAACAAGTCGGGCTAAAATACTACGAAGATATTTTAGAACGTATTCCAAGGGCCGAAATCGATGAATATAATACACTTTTTAAATCGGTTGTTCCTAAATCAGCGAAATATGAAATTGTCGGTAGTTATCGCAGGGGACAACTAACCTCTGGAGATATCGATATGATATTGACCTCTGAAACACCTTCCGATTTTGATACTTTTTTAGACAGACTACTTTCGAAAAAAATAATCGTCGAAGTTCTCTCGCGGGGGAAATCAAAATGTCTAGTGATTGCAAAATCGCCCACATCCGAAAAATATCGGCGCGTCGATTTCTTATATACCGATCAAAAAGAATATCCTTTTGCCGTCCTCTATTTTACAGGAAGTAAGGGGTTTAATGAGAGAATGCGTGCTCATGCACTTACAAAGGGATATTCTCTCAATGAACATGGATTTTCTCTTGGAAAAAAAGGCCAAAAATTCGATCGAATATTCAAAGACGAGCGAGATATATTTGATTTCTTAAACCTCCAATATAAAGATCCTACCGAGAGAATCGATGGTCGTAGTGTTATTATTTTAGAAAAATCCTCGAAAACACATATAAATTCTCCCGCTAATATAGAAGGAAAAATAGAACCGATGCAAAAATCGAATGTAGTAGAACAAGTTCCTGTATTAATGCCGGATTCTATCCAAAAAGTGTCTTCTATGTTGACTCCATCTAAAAAAGTCAAACGTAAATATACAAGAAGACAGAAACCGGCCGAAAATATAATATTTGAAATAGAATCGGATGATAAAATTGGTGTTTTAGAAAAAGAAAAAACGCCGTCACCAATAACGATTCGAGTGAAACGAAAATATACTAGACGAAATAAAGAAAAAGTAGAAAAAGTAGAAAAAGTAGAAAAAGTAGAGAAAGAAGAAAACCCGAAAACACCAGAAAAACCAAAGAAACGAAAATATACACGAAAACAATCTCCAAAACAATCTCCAAAACAATCATCAAAAACACATATAAAAGTTAGTCCCTTATCTATACCACATAGTATAGTAACACCCATTAAAACCAATCAAATGCCTCCAAAAAAATCCATTAAATCAAATCTCGATGAATTCAAAGAAAAAGGATATTCCGTTCTCTCATCCTATAAAAAAGAAGAGATCCAAGAAATGATTCGTCTTTGTAAAGATGCATATTATAATGATTCTGTCTCCTTAATAACCGATAATGAATATGATATTTTAGAAGAGTTTTATAAAGGTAAATATAGTAAAAAATCAGCAAAAGAAGATGATATCGATATAGCGGTTGGTGCCCCTATCCAAGGAAAAAATAAAGTCCAACTACCATTCGAAATGGCGTCGATGGATAAAATAAAACCCGATTCAGGCGTATTAAAATCCTGGATGGCCAAATATAAGGGTCCATATCTTCTCTCCTGTAAACTTGATGGCGTCAGTGGTCTCTATATTTGTGATGAAAAAGGAAAGCATTCGCTTTATACAAGGGGCGATGGACATATTGGACAGGATATTTCGCATTTGATTAAACCATTGAGGTTACCTAAGATCCCGAAGGGAACCGCAATCAGGGGCGAGTTTATTATGAAGAAATCCATTTTCCAAGAGAAATATAAAGCGGAATTTGCAAATGCGCGAAATCTTGTTTCAGGAATGGTAAATCGTAAGGGTGCGGACTCAAAATCTGGCGATCTCGATTATGTGACCTATGAACTCATTAGTCCAGTCATGATCCCATCAGAACAATTATTATATTGTAAACAGCTCGGTTTAAATGTTGTCCAAAACATGGTTGTAGATACGCTTTCGAATGAATACCTCTCGTCTGTCCTAGTGGATTGGCGCGCTAATTATTCATATGAAATCGATGGCGTGATAGTAACCGATAATGTCATTCATCCAAGGGCCTCAGGAAATCCCGACCACGCATTCGCGTTTAAAATGGTTCTCTCGGACCAAGTCGCAGAGGCCAAAGTAGTCGATGTCCTTTGGACACCCAGTAAGGATGGATATTTGAAGCCCCGTGTCCGTATTGAGCCGATCCAATTAGCGGGTGTCCGAATCGAATATGCGACGGGATTCAATGGGAAATTCATAGAAGATAATAAAATCGGTCTGGGTGCTATTATTACGATGGTACGCTCAGGCGATGTCATCCCTTATATTAAATCTGTCACGGTACCTGCGGAGAAGCCCCTGATGCCCCAGATCCCCTACCGATGGACAGATACCCTCGTAGATATTGTTTTGGAAAATGCAGCGGAAGATATGACGGTCCTAGAAAAGAATATTACGAACTTCTTTGTTTCATTAGAGGTCGATGGTCTTTCATCGGGAAATGTCAAGCGAATGATGGCGGCTGGATTCCAATCGATCCACTCGATTCTTTTAGCGAAAAAGGAAGACTTCTTGAAAGTCGAGGGATTCAAACAAAAGATGGTTGATAAAATATACGATAGTATTCAAGAAAAGGTGGGTAAAGCCTCTTTATTGGATATCGTCGTTGCCTCTGGTAAGTTAGGTCGTGGTCTGGGAAAGAGGAAAGTAGGACCTATTTTAGAGAAGTATCCAGATATCTTTGTCTCTCCTGAATCAAATGAACAGAAGATAGTATTATTAAAACAAATCGATGGAATCGGTGGTGAAAATTCGAGAGAATTTGTTGAAAATATACCGGATATTATTGAGTTTTTGAAAATTACGGAACTCGAACATAAATTATTGAGGAATCAAGTTATAACGCTAGGAACAGATGTTTTGGAACCCGATAATCCAAAGAAAATAGTGGATACAGGACATCCATTTTTCGGAAAGAAAATCGTCATGACAAAAACAAGAGATAAAGATATCATTGGATTTATTTTGGAAAAAGGGGGAATAATGGAAGATTCTATGAAAAAAGATACGTTTTTACTCGTAGTGAAATCCGCGGGCGATACGAGTTCCAAAACAGAATATGCGAAGAAGAATGGAATCGATATTCTCTCGGTAGATGAATTCAAGGAGAAGTATTTATAGGTGGAAATTTTACACACTTTAAGAAAAAACAAACAGAACAAATAATATATATTTTAGATAAATATTATTTTGGAAAATCTCTCTAATATCTCACTTTATCGTCCTTTAAGGTCCATTCATCAAACGCAATTGCAGCCATATCTTCACCCATTCGTTCCATTTTGATACTCCTCTCTTCTACAGATTTTTTTATTTCGTCATAAATAAATGAATCGTCGAATCCGATTCTCGCAGCATCCTCCTTAGTATTTCCAAAATATATTCTATCTATATGTGCCCAGTAAGAAGCAGCTAGGCACATCGGACAGGGCTCGCAACTTGTATATAATACACAGCCGGATAAATCTATTGATTCTAGGGTATGACACGCATCGGAAATCGCTACCATTTCTGCGTGTTGAGTAGGATCCTTTTTTATAGTCACCATATTATGGCCTTTTCCAATAATCTCTCCTGTTTCCTTATTAATAATCACTGCTCCAAACGGTCCACCACCACGCTTTACTGAAAGTTCGGATAAGTCGCACGCTTTTTTCATATATTCTTCATGATTTTTTTCTGAAATATTCATAGACATTTATTATAATCATTATAATAAATATTTATATGGTTTTTTAGTGTTTTCTTAGACATATTTATCAGAACTCCGAACTATTTTGTAGTTCGTTTATAACAATATGTAATTGTTGCATAAGAATTGGAGGATTACATTTCACTTTTAATTCATTCATAATGGTGGATAGTTGCGATAAAACCATTTGTTTATTGGAAGTGATTGGAGGTAAATTTATATTTGGGTCGGGGTTGGGACTACTTGAAGAAATAAACCTATATGGATGATGATGTCCTGGGTGATGATGATGTCCTAGAAAATATGGATGTTTTCTATGAATATGTCTAGGAATAAATTGTGGTGTTGGATTTTTATCGGGATTTTCAGGAGCAGGAGGTTTAGGATAAGGCACAGGATAGTATACTGCAGGATGTGGTCTAGGATGTGGTCCATCGGTTTGTTTAATATCAGGATCGGCAAGAAGGTTTAAATATGGATTCGAATATGGGTAATATGGATAATATGGATAATATGGATTCG